TTTCCCATAGACCAGTTCAACGCCCCGTGCGCCGCGTTCCCCGTTGCGCTGTACGTAAACGGCTCAGAGGAGGAGGAGGAGGCCAAGAGCGCCAAGAACAGCGCCCAACCCAACCTTTGTGTCTTTATCCACATTTTTTATCATACCTTTTATAGCGCCCTCACCATCATCAGAATATGTTTCTGGTTCGATACGTTCTTGTTCCTCCCACGCCATAGTGGCCGCATCGCCTATCAATCCGTTAATAGGGCATGGAGTTCCAGCATTTTTCATCGCAAGTTTTACGTTTGCATCTTGGCACATTACAGACACAGCCGCCACTTTCATGCCCATATCGTACATGGTTTTAGCATTCTTTAAGCGCAAACAGTTCTCTTCCGTGTAGACCTTTCCTACACTAATGCCCAAAATCTGGGTTTGCACGGCTCCTGAGACCCCTATGGTACAAAGATCGCCCGTCCCCGTGCTGATCTGTGGAGATATAGCAGTAGGTGGTGGGCTGCGAACCGTGGTATCCATAGTGCCTGATGAAGTGACATTGCTATCGCTATACACTGTGTCAGCAGCCTGTGCTGTAGTCGAACCTCCTACTAAAAAAAACAATATGACAATTAAACGGATCATTTTCGTTTTATTATTCATAATACTGCCTTTAATTTAGTAACCGTGAACCATTAATTTTGAATACTCTCCACTTAACAGTTTTGTTTTAGCATATGCTGCAAACTCGTGAGAACCAATACTTGCACCGCATTCTTTCATCCACAATTCCGCAATTACAAAAGGAACGCTCATAACGTGCCGCATATCGGATTTACGGTTATGACCACCAATTTGCTTTTCTTTTGCATGATCCAAAATAGCTTGCACATCTTGAGAGCGCGTAACAATTAGCTTATCATCTTCAGTAGAGTATTTTGTATCTAAAATGTTTTCGTTCATTTTTTATCAGCCGTTTTTTTAGGTGATTGAACTTCAAAACCAAATCCTTTTGAAATAAAGTCCCGGCCTTCCTTTGCGTTGCAATCAATGATTTGACCCATTTCACAGGCTTTGCCATCAAAAAACGGTTTGCGCTCTGTAATAATTTCAATTTTCATTTTTATATTCCTTAAAATAGTGGGGAGCCAAAGCCCCCCTGTTAAATTACTTTTTAGGTGGACGGCCTCTTTTAGTGCCGTATGAACCTTTACCTTTTGGCATATTTAACCCCTTTTTAAGTTGTTAAAAGTAGGGAGAAACCAGAGCGGCCTCTCCCTCTTTAGTAGTTTAGGAAACGTCAGCAATAACACCGTGTGCTTTTTGCGAAGTAACTTCCAAACCATACTCAGCAGAAATTAGGCGGCGTTCAGAAAGACCTGTACGAGCCAACGGCTTTTGCTTTGCAGTTTGCAGATACGCAATTTTTGCAAATTCTGGAGCTAATACGAACACATCGCGTGGACGAATTTGACGCGCTGGAGCAATCTGAAGCTCACCAAAATCAGAAATATAAACGTCAATTGCGGCGTTTAACTTGCTGTCTTCAGCTTCTTTGTAGCGCGTAGCGTTACCAGTGAAGGTTGAAATGGTTTGCTTCTGTGAAGAACCACACAACACAACAGTTGGTTGAGCGCCACTTTCCCAACAAGCTGCAATTACTGTTTTTAGCATTGCCTCAGTAATTGCCCGTGGAGTGCCATCGGTTGCAGCTGCATTTGGGAAACCAGCTTCGCCAGTACCAGAAGTTGTACCGTTAGCGCCACCTGCACCACGAGATACATTAGTTGTAAGAAATGCTGACAAACTAGCTGTTTGACGCGCAGTCCCAGAAGCACCAGCAGAGGCAGCGACATTGCTACCTAATACCATTTTCTCCATGTCGCGCTTCATTTCGCTCAACTTGTAAGCAACTTGTTTTGCAACAGTTTGAGCATCAGCAACCCCCGACACTTCATTAGCAGTGTCAGAAACTTCTACAACTTTAGTAGAAATTTGTGTGTAGTTACCTTTGCGAACAGCATTTGTAGGTGCTGTATTGGCAGGGGAAGCATCGCCCTCTATTGCGCGGTTAGTCGCAGAAGCGGCAGCTAGATCAACTTCAGACCATTCAAAAAATGTGTTATCGACATTGCGTGTGCCAATAGTGGACATGAAAATGGTTTCAACTGGAGAAATAGAGGCCATAGCGGCTGCTAAATCTTCTTTAATAGTTGAAACATCGTATGTTTCGTTTGTGTTTGCTGTAACGGCCATTTGGCTGTCCTTTCAGTGCAAAATTAAGAAAGTAAGAAATTAGCAACATCATCTATGCTGCCTGTCTTACGCATATCACGAGCCGCTTTTTCTGCTTTTGATGATTTACCAGCTTGAGCATTGCGTTTAGTTGTTGGACGCACAGGCCGCGCACCCTCTGCCTTTTTATGGGCATTGGATTTGTTGGACTGCAATTCGCGCCACTTCAAAGCATCATTCAAAATCAAAACTTCATCCGCCGTTGTCACAGTAGCAATTGCTTCATCAGACAAGTTGTAATGCTTTTTTGCTTTTGCAGTGATTTTTTGAACAATTTCGCCACGTTTATCAGGGTCAGCAAATTCGGGCAACCATTCAGCGATCCGCATAGCTTCACGTTGATTGTTTGCATCGTTATTTTTGACTTTCTGAAGCCGTTCTTGCTCAGAAACATACGCAGCCTGTTGTTCAAACTGCTGTCTCTTATCTACGGCACGGCGATATTCTGCTTCTGCTTCAAGATACCCAAGAGGGTCGCTATTTCGTAGCTCCTCTGGCGGATACTCTGGCAATTGCGGAACACCGCTTTTTTGTAGCTGTTGCATCATCTGCATCAGTGCTTGTCGCTCTTGGGAAACTTGATTACTAATTTCTTCAGCTTGCTTCTTTGCTTCCGCAGTTTCAGCCATTCCCTTTTGGATATACTTCTGCCCTGAATATCCGCGTTTGAGTTCGTCTAAGGATACCTCTGTTTCAACACCGTCTACTTTGACGGAATACACAGGCTCTTCTTGAACTTCGCTTTCTTCAGTTTCTTCGTATTCCTCACCCGCATTATAATCTTCGCCAGATGCGGTATCGGCGTCATATTGATCTTCTTCTTCAGTTTCCATCTGTTCCGGCTGACCGTCATCAGATACATCGTCAGATTTTACTAGAGTTTCATCAACATTTTGAGGCGTGTTCATAATCAAATTTGCGGCAACTGCCTCTAAGTCATTGCCATTGATCGGTTCAGTCGTTTCCACGGTGCTGTCCTTTTCCTTTGATAAGCGTCACTGCATCCACATAGGATTGCAAAGAATACTCAATCTGATTAAGCGCTCGCAGTATTGCGTGAGCTTCTTCACGGCGCTCTATTTCGTGCGCCGCTGTCCCTGCAAAAACATCTTTTTGACGTTCCCGCAAATCTTGCATGGTTTCAACAAAAAAATAGTTACTCAAAAGCGCTTTTGCGTTTGTCGCTTGTCTTTCAGTATCCATTCATTCCACCCATCATTTGCTGATTGTGCTGGCGTACAGCATCTTGTTCAGACTTAACTCCTTGAACATCAACAGCAGTTCCGTATTTGCCCAAAATTTCTGCAACTTTTACCGCAAGGTCTTGAACCATTTCATCTCGCTTAAAATCATCTTCCATAGACATAGCATGATTTTTTAACTGATAATCCATTTGAGCTTTGTTCATATCGACTTGGGCGCGTGTCTGAGCCTTCATTTGCTCTGCTTGCAAGAATGCTGCGTTAGGATCAGGTTGACCCTGTTGCGCCATCATTTGCTGCTGTTGTTGCGCTTCCATCATCATTTGCTGTTCGATCTCTTGGGTCATTGGCATAAAGTAACGATCAGCATTCCGAAGGCCACCAAGGGCAAGCAGATCACCAAGAGTGTTTCTGATTTGCGTCAAGGTTACAATACCGTTTTGTGGCCCGTATCCTTGATAAATTTGTTGTTGAATACTTAGGGCTTGCTGAAGGGCTGCTGCGCGTTCATTTTCTCTTCCAGTTCCAAGACCCACATTTACCGAAAGGTCCATGTCAGTGTTCCAAGATTTAGGGTCTACTGGAGTAAACGACCCGTTGAGGCGCATCATCTCTTCGCCATCAGAATTTTTTACGCAAAGATCAAGTATTAATTTGAACAAACGGCGCATACCGCCTTCTGCAAAGTTACGGGCAATCACTTCTGCTTGACCAGCTTGGCCTTCTTGCGTAGCCGCAATCGCTGTTGCCGTGGCAGAGCTTAAAACATCTGGGTCAAGTCCTTGTGCCGCCTTAGATACGCCAGTTTTATTATCAACTAAATTGTCAAAATACTGCATTGCTGGAAGAACTTGACCAGCTGTAAACGGCACAGTCATTTCCATAATAGCGCCCGGTTGTTTTACTCGAATAACTCGACCAATTTCATTATTTAATAAATCGTCAACATTTACCTGACCATCCATGATTTGCAGGCCGGGATTATTTGTAAGCGCAACATTATCAAGAACGCCACGCAGCATAGATGTAGCTGCGTCCTGATCGTCCATTACAAGATCGACAAGTGAAGTTCCGAAAAAGGCATGTGGCTCTGGGTCACACTCGAAAATGGCATAGGGTGCTTCATCGGCTTCATAATAGTCCAAAACTTTAAAACTAGAGCCAGCGCAAATAAATTGATAAAGATTAGCAACGCCGCTGCCCTCAATATCTAAGTGCATATAAGCATTTGTTACACTAATTTTTTTTGATGCTGTAGATATATTTTCGTCATTGTCTTCATCGTTAGTAAACCCGCGCCGAGCAAACTCAGACTCATCTGTCATAGTAGAATATTGAGTGCCTTGAACATCAGTTAAATCTTCTAAGTCAAATCCCATCGCCAACAAGTCTGAAACAAGCATTTCTGTAGTATGTCCAACGATATAAAAATCATCAATTGAACGGCTATTACGATCAACAAAGAAATTCTCAGGAGGAATGCTTTCAATACATATGTCTCCATTAGGAACTTTTCGCGAAATCTTAACGTCATGCGAAGGCATTTCAACTTCCATGCCCATTTGGTCAATTTCAAGGTTTATAGTCGCGGTATGCTCAAGAACTTCAACATCATCGTCTTCAACGATCATTGTAAATGCTTCTTCATTTAAACCTGTAAACGTGTGTATTTCGTTTTTCATTGCGTCATCATAAAAAACGTAAGCAATGCCCATTTTCTTTACAAAAGCGTCTGAGAACACATCATTGAGGATGCGGTAGCCATCATGCTGTTGAAACTTATAATTGACGTATGAAGTAGCTTGTTCCGCAGCCGCCACATCTTCAGGCCCTCTTGGAACAAACTCAACAGGTTTTTCTGAAGTTAAAAAGACGCGCTGAATGGATGGTTTGATACCCCGCACCACTTCCCTGCATTTAGTGGCAACTACCCTTGAGCGACCCTTTTCGTGACCTATGTCAACCTCTCCGTCATAATAACGCTGAGACTTAATCCGTTGTGGAGAAATTTCGCTATCTATAAAATCTTTGGCGTCCGTTACCGCTTTGGAAACGATGCCTTCAATCTGTGTTTTGTCGAGCGGTTCTAAACGCATTACTGCACCCCTTCATTGTTTTGTTGCGCTGCAAGAATACGCAGTACAGTTTGTGCATCCGAAGAGAACATCCCGTCACCCTGTGCTATTTTCCGTAATGGTCCTAAATCGTTTTTTGCCGCTCTGTTTAAGCCTTTTAAAAAGGGTTTTGAAGTGAGGGCCAACCCAGACGCGGCGTTTACGGCTCCAGCAATAGCAATTGCTTTAAGCATAGGCACAGACCCAGCTACGCCATACGATCCAGCCAAAACCGCACCAGCACTCATGGTGCCAGTAGCAGTTCTTGACCTATTCAAATCTTTTGAGGCGTCTTTTGCAAGATCAACAACTTTTGCTAATTTGCTCATTTCTTCGTTTAATTCACCAAAAATAATTCGTCTTGGGCCTTTTTCCATTCTGCTATAGTTTGTCAAAAAGGTGCTTGGTGAGAAAACTTCTCCACCAGCGTCTTGAGCGCCAGCTTTAGCGCGACCAAGCCGTTTTATCAAAGTTGCTCTAAACGTGTCAAAATCGTCTTTTGGCAAACTACTTCTAATCCGCATTAAACTGTTAAGGCTTTGCTTTACATTGCCTTCAAGAAGAATGTTTTCCATTTTCTTATATGCGTCAACGCCAGTTTTTGCATCAAGCAATGGCTTTAGAACATTTTCAATTCTGTCAGCGCCGCCTTTATAGAATTTATTTGCTCTTTCCCATGCCTTTAAAGCACTAGGGCCGCTGGCTTCCGCCGCCATTCTCATATCATCGCTGAGAGCGCCGTAAATGCGGTTAAGTTTATTTGCGTCCATTCCAGCCAAAGGACCGTTTAAGTTGCCAATGGATGTTCCATAAGTTGTCCTAATGTCCTTTAAGAGAGCATAAGGTATTGCCGTTTCTATGCCACCTGATTTTAAATCTTTCAAAAGACCACGGTATTTATCTGCACCAATATGTTTTGACATATTTGGGTAAAGGTCTGCATATCGCACAATTTCTTCTAAAGCCTCAATGGTGTTAGGGGCTACAAGTAAATCATCTGGTCGGACATATTTGTCTAGCTGCCCATAAAGATCAGATGCTTTTTTCTGAAACTTATTAACCCAAGTTTGAGCGCCTTTGGTTAAACCTTCGCCTGCCGCTTCTATTGTAGTAGCAATTCCAGCTTTAGCGGCGGCTTCTCGAGAGGCTTCCTCAAGCTCATCGACAACTTTTCCAGTGCGTGAGGCAATAAAAGGGTTAGATATTGGTGAGGCTTCAAGTCCAGATTGCAGCATAGAACCAAGACGACTTTGCATTCCCATATCAGGCGTAACATTTAAATCTTCGGCGGCCCTTGCAGTTTCCATTCTAGGCGTCATTTCACCAAATTTTCGCCCACCGGGAATATTTCCAAGAGTTGACTGTCTGCCAAGACGCGCAAGCTGTGATGTAACTCCAGCAATTTGAGGCACGGACACCTCAAGGCCAGCTTGAAGATCACGCGCAAGCTGTCGTTCACCAGTTGTGCTTTGGCCAAATACCTCTCCAATTAGGCCAGTGCCAACGCCATATCCAGCGCCAAGAAGAGAAAGAGCGCCCATGCCATAATCGCCTATAGCGGCGGCTGGACGCCTCAATATGTCTGGAACCGTTTCAGGAAGATTTTGATATGTAGGGCTTAAATCTTCCTGATTTCCACCACCTAACATTTGCCCAACGCTTGAGCCTGCGCCTTCCATGTATCTTTGTGCAGCCCTCCAAGATGGCCCAGCCATTTCAGAAATAACATCTCCAAACGTGTTCTTTAAAGGCACAACATCTTCGCCCTCAACATATGGTGTCGGGGCCATTGGGTTTTCTAACCGAAAAAGCATTTCCTCAACGCTCATTCCTTCTATCTCAGTATCAGAAACACCTTCGCCTTCTAAAGTAGCAAGCATTTCTTCAATTGTTGGTCCAGCCATGATTTAGTTTCCCCGCGCCGCTTTTAGGGCCTCTAATAATTGAGCTTTTTGAGTTGGAGTTCCAGTATCCATTACACTTGCAAATGCTGTTTGCAATCGGTCTAAAGAAAGACCCACAAATGGATTAGTTCCACCCAATTCGCGGCTTGCTGCCCTTTCATTAACAACTTCACGCCATTGAGCGCGTGTATTATTTGGATTTGACATAAAGTCAGCAGCTTCATCAGTGTAATTTAGCAATTTATTTAAAGCAACTTTTCGATCTTCCAGAAATTTGCGAAGTTCTGGTGCACTTGCGTTTTCTGGGTAAGCAGTAGCCATTGCTATGTCTAATTCAGATTGAGATAAAGCGCCGAATGTTACAGAACTAACAACATCAAGTCCCATTCTGCGCAAAGCCGAAGTCAACGCCCCACTTTGGGCAGTAATATCTGGGAGCATATTTGAATATATGCCGCGTGGCGCTCCATTATCAATTGAAGCAATAGCTTGGTCTATATTGGTAATGCTGCCCCTAATCGTGTCAGCTTTGTCATACATCTCTTTAGCAGCTTCTTGCTGAAATTTTGCGCCTGCTGATAGACCTTCGCCTATCGCCCTGTTTTCGTTTTCGTATCTGTTGGCTTCTGCTAAAACTTCTGCGGCTTCTTCACCAACAACTTCTTTACCTTCTGGATTGATAACTGTTCGTCCCGTATCGGTTACGGTGTAAAGTGTACCATTTAAATATTTTTGAGTAGCACGAATTGGGTTTTTACTACCATCCGATCTAATTGAAAGATATTCTTTGTAAGCATCGGCTGGGGTTAAGGCTCCAGACCGTACGGCATCAAGGAGGACTTTAGCCCTTGGGTCAGTTGCTGCCGATTTAGTTAAGGCTTCAATTGTTCTGTTTTTTGTTTGTTTAGCCAAACGCTGTTTGCCAGTCTCCCGAATACGATCACCGCCACCTTGGCCCGGCGGAAGTAAATTGTCCAAAGACGCACCAAGACGTTTAAGTGGTGAAAGACCAGTTGTCTCATCTGGCGTAACAAAAGAGCTTAAAAGACCGCCAAGACCCGTTTTTTTATCGGTGTTTTGTTCTATCTTTTCTGGAAAAAAACCGTAAGCCATGCTTGAGTCTCCTGAATTGTTCATATTGTACCATGAATTTGCATAATCTGGCACTGAATTTTTAGTGTAATCAGGCCCCCAAATCCGAGGGTTGCCGACATCAAAGTGCAAAGAATTGTCATAAAAGCCAAAACCTTTATACCCAGATTTTTTTGCAGCGCTTGCAAATCGCAATCTTTCTTTTTCGTTCATGTTTGCAACGTCAATGTCTATTGCGTTGCCGTGAATGTGTTGGCTCTTTTTAGCACCGCCAACCGAATTGTTATAATCTGGGGTGCGATGACCGCTGCTTAAATTTAAACTTTGACCGTACAACTCTTCAAGACGCTGAAGCGCCTCTAAGTTTGATGGGGAAAGTTTAGAACGGTCAATCATCTATGTTTTCACTTAGGAGCAAATTCAGCGGCCAATTGCAAGTAATTAAGCAAACCGGGCTTCATACTTTCAGTGGTGCCGTATGTGTTGGCAACTCCAGATGCGGCGTCAGACATAACCCCGTAACCCTGCATAGGCGCTCCAGTATATCCAGAGTATTGAAGTTTTGCAGCGTCAATTAATGATTGCATCATCGCTTGCTGTTGTTGACCTTGCTGCATTTGTTGGTTCTGGATTGCTTGACCATATCCGAAAGATTGCTGACCCATTCCAGCCAATTGGCCAGCTGCGTTCATTTGGCTATTCATATCATTCTGAGAAGCTCCGAGAGCCGTGTTGAAGCCTTGAGCGCGTAAACGCGAAGTCTGGTCCAGAGCTTGCTGATTAAAGCCCTGCATGGTCTGCGCTTGAGCCACACCGTGCCGCGATCCGCCAAAAGCGTTAGCTTGCTCTGCTTGGTAGTCCAACTGATTTAGACCTTGAGAGGCAGCATTTCCAACGTCACGCAATGAAGCTTGCACAACTTGATTTTCATATGGGTTAGCATAGTTTGCCATTCCTGGAGCCGCTGTCTGATACATCCCCTGACCAACTCTGTTCATTGCAGCCGTTTGAGCGCCAGCCGCTTGTTGGTAAGGGTTAGTGCCACCAGTAGTTACTGTTTGTTGAGGATTTGCTCCAGCAGCCATAATAATCTCCTACTTTCCACCGCTTGACGGTTTGCTCATTTCAAGAGCAACTTGTTGATTTTGCGCCGTGTTAGAGCCTAATTCCCCGGTTAATGGGTCTACACTAAAACTTTCAAGATAGTTATATTTTCCGGGCGCGTAAGTTTTTAAATTGTTTCTAGCTTCATTAAACAATGGCGCAGAAGAATATCCTTGAACCCCATTAGCAAAAGTTGTGGGTGCTGGCAAATATGAAGCACCTCCAGTTGTGGGCATTCCAAATGCCTCTGCCATCATATCAGTTCCTTGATACGATGCGTTTTGCAACGCAGACGCTGCGGCAATATCTGGGCCAATGTAAGGATTGTAACCCATTGCAGACAAAGCTTTTCCAAGTCCAATTTTTTGCTGGTCAGCGGTTTCCGCATACTCTGGTGCATTTACTTCTTGCACGGTTGATGGGCCTTTAGCCATTTTATAAATCCTTCGCAAATTGGGTGTGCATGATTTTCCACCCCAATGGGTTAAGCGGTTTCTTCCATCCTACACGACCTGTCATTATTGCACCAGTACAGCCTTGGTGTTTTGCCCAACGCTCAACATCGCTGTCCATATCCAAAATCTGATCCAATTCACCACCAGCAAGAAAAATGTTTATAACCTTCTTTTTAGGATATACCACAATTTCAGTAACTATGCACCCCCTTGGCGCAGGCCATAGCTGCATTGCACCAGAACTGATGCCCTTTAGTATGTCTTCCCAAGTGTGAGTGCCATCACAATAAGACAAAGCATCTTCAATCCACTTTTTACAATCTTGCACTACGTTTGACATATCTACCAAGAACCTCCCGTAAGAGCATTTCTTTTCCATATGTTTGTTGAACCGTCATAAGACCCAGCACAAATATAAAAATATGCATTATCCCAGCTTATTAAACCAGATTTATCACCAGAAGCACCAAGGCTGCTAGATGGTGCAGATACCCTTAAAACTATTTCAGAAAACTCATTGCTTCTGCTTACAACAGGATAACCATTTATTTCATCCCACAGAATAATTCCATTTTCAGATGGATTGTCTCCTGTGCTTTTCGTAAACAGGCGAGGCAATTGTCGGGACAGGTAACTCGAAAGTTGCCTGCCCCATTGGGACCAATCAGGACCAAGTGGCGGGAGGACCGGGGCAGGCATTAGCGCGTACCCATCGGTTTCACTTCGACCCTCATAGTTCCAACTCTCCAAGCAGCCAATTTATCCCCTTCAATTCTCATTCTGAATTGCCTTCCGCTAAATCTTACAGAAGTTGGATTAGATGGATTAAAAGGACCATATGAGCGCTCAACATCGTTTGGATAAAAACGAGTTTTAAAAGTTAAATCTACATCTCCTTGAGTAAGTTCGTCGGGAATTACTTTAGTGACACTTAAAACCTTATCGCCAACACCAGCACTTATCGGGCCAGTTTCTGCAAATATGCTTGCACTATCTACGTTTAAACCAACTTCATGCTCTATTAAATCAACGTCATCAGAAGCAACGGCAATATTGTTGCCCATGTTGTTCCCATGCACCGTGCAGTAATATTTTAGAGCGGTTGGCGCGTTGGAAGCCACAGTAAGTGTTACAGTTGCACCAGCTTGGCCCTGAGTTCCAACGACTACAACGCCAGTAGAATAACTACTATCGTCAGAGTTTTTAAATCTTAAAGGATGCCCATTATTGGTACTATCACTTACATCAAAAATATAAGTATTACCTGTTAAAAGGCTTAGAATTGGGTGGCTTGTACCGTCAACATGAAAGTAATTTGATCCGCCTACGTTAGCAACTGTAATTGCAAATGTTGTAGTTGTAGCTTTCGCGCCAGACCTTGCCATGAATGGATATTTAAAAACGCCTCGCTGAACCCCAGATGTTCTTTTTAAATCACCTATAAGCCAATGCTGTTCTTTGTAATCAAAGGCAACGTATCTGTCTATTTCCACGCTATTAGCAGATGGATAAAACCACCAAATCTCACCAAACTGCCCATTGTTTAAAGCCCAAATCTTACTTTGTTGCGCTGGGTTCATATCCCCAAAGACATAATCATGTACCTCGCATGGAACTTCTTGAACAGAGTTACCATTAAACATATAAAACCCACGCTGACCCATCCAGAATACGCCAGCGTCCACATCAGCCGCGCATGTTCTCGAAATAGCCCCACACGAAGTACCAACGCGCTCAAATCCGTAAACATATGGGGGTCCTTGATAACGCGCTGTGTGGGCGTCTACGTCAGTCATAATCAAAGTTTGGCCTTTTGTTCTTATTGCCAACATAATTTGACCAGAGGTTTGCAATTCAATATCGCCAGCTTCATTATTAGCAGCAGCAGTCCAAATAGTGTTATTTTCCCTATCACACCACGCAATTTTTCTAGGGTTTCCACCGCTTCCAAGTGCAAATATAAATCGTTCTTCAGTTACAACTAAACTTGAGTTGCCCAAAGGTGCATTTAATATGGCAGCAGCGTCTACAGCAGCATTTAACCGCCACTCAAGAATGCGTCCATCATCCGTATTGCAAGCAACAAGGTATTCGCCCCAATTATCTATGCTCCAAGTAGTAGCTTCAGAATAGTTTCCATAATCGGGTCTTGGTTGACCATAATAACTTGTCCCATAAAAACCGTAACCATAACCAGTTACAATTTCTGCATCTGCCCTTCCAGTAGCTAAATTAGAGGGCGCAACGTCTGTGACAGTGTTTGATCCTGTCATTACGTTCAGTTCTGTGTGCGATCCTCCAGCAAGCCAAGCAGTTCCATTATTAGCTTCCCATGAATGCATACCCCTAATTGGATTTGTGCTAAAATTAACTTTACGTTCTTGCCAGCCACCAATCGGACGCAAGGAACCGTCACGCCAACGGACAAGGCTTCCATCGCGCCATCTACCAGAAGCATCGTAATCTGTGCCGTTTCGGTAAAAGCCTGCTGGAATTTTAAGTGGAACTAGTGCCATTTTGGCTCCTTACGTTTTCATAATATAGCAAAGAGCATAGTATGGCGGCAAATTAGCGTCAGTGGCACTAGCGCCCGTGCTATCAGTTGAACCGCTAAGTGCGTGATTATGTGAGTCAGACAGGGTGTATAGGCTAGCGGTAGATTGCCCACCATCTGCACCCCCACCTTGCCCACCTACAACAGAGAACGCACCTGTGGCTGCTGGAGGCTTTGAAGCCATAAGAGAGCCTGAGAGGTTATGCGTATCTGTAGTCGCACCAGTAAGTGCGTGGGTGTGAGCGGGTATAATAGCATCAGCAGAACCACCAGATGCGCCAACTGCGTAAGTATCCCCTGCACCAATTACAAAATTATTGCGAAGATTAGGCGTACTATTGCTTCCGTCACAAATCACATATCCAGTAGGAATGGCGTTTGCAGCGCCAGACCATAACATAATAACGCCAGCTGGAATGACTTGTATTGTATTTAATTGAGTTTGAATGTTGCTGGTAACACCTGTTACAAAATTCAATTCTGCCGTTGACGAAGTAGCGCCAGTAAGTTTGTTTAACTCTACCGTAGACGATGTAAGACCATCTAATTTAGCAATTTCTGCCGCCGTAACTGGTCCAACTAAAGTATCAATTGCATCTAATGCAGTATTCCAAGTTGTTCCCCATGTGTCTTCCGAGCCGCCAACTGTAGGTTTAGCCCAGCCTTGATTTGTTGTATTTGCCATTTATTCATCCGTCCATATCGTTGTCGCTTTACCATCGTTAGTCCACGTTGAGCTTGCATCGCCCTGTTCAGTCCAAATATCTGTTGCGATGGGTTCTGGTTCCCACAAAAATCTTGCATTTGCAGTCACTATAGCAGAAAATGCAAAAGATGCACTAGTATGTTGCAGTCGTATCAAAAGAGCAGAAACTGATAGCGCTGATAAAATCTGAGCAGAAGTTTCTTTAATGGCTGGAACAACTGCTGAAATATTAAAGGTTGCAATAATAGAAGCAGCAATATTCTTAACACTTGAAGCTAACGCACTAACAGTTAGCGCAGAGGTTATAGAACTAGATGCACTCGAAAGAAGCACAGCCCCTGCGGTTACAGATAGTTGCGCTGTAATTAATGCGCTATCGTCAAATATGTCACCTTGAGCATATCCAGATATCCAATAGTCTGGGTCAACGTAGTAGGATTGAGGCATGATCTACTCCGGTGTTGCAGGCCAAGTAATAGTGTTAGGAAATCCAGCCTGCTGTGGAACATCCCTAAGAGCCTGACGGTATGCTGTCATATCAGATGACATTGTGAGGTCACTTGCAGAAGTCCAATCTGTTTTTGCTAAAAGGGAGTTACGCTCACTTCGGGCTTTATCAGCATTAAAAGCGGGTAGTGCAGCCAGATAGCTTGCGTATGAGGTTTCATCTTTATTCGCCATGTTTTATTCCCTTATTGAAATTTGTAGCGGAATATTGCAATACCAGCTGACCCAGTGCCACCGCTATTATTGCCAAAAGCACCGCCACCGCCAGACCCAATTCCAGTCGCATTAACACCCTGTACTGCGCCAAGGTTGCCACCTGCGCCACCGCCGCCAGACCCACCTAGTCCACGACCGTTTGCCCGCCTGTCGTGATAACCACCGCCACCGCCGCCACCAGCGTAGGTAACAGATGCTCCTGTTATGGAATTAGCTAAACCGTTGCCACCCGCACCACCTGTATCTGCTAAGGGTTGGTCTTGGCCCACTGCACCAGCGCCGCCTCCTCCCGAAGAACCGTTACTAGTTTGTCCTCCACCCTTATTCCCCATAAATACTTCTGCGGTACCACCTTGGCCATTATTGCCACCAGTGCCTCCGCCAGAACCACCAAAACCACCTTGAGCACCTTGTTTAGACCCAGCGCCGCCCCCTAAGGTTGTAATCAAAAGACCAGTAGGGGTTTGTAAGCCAGTTGCCTCGCCATTATTAGCCGAGCCACCTCCTGCGCCAATTGTGACTGTACAGGCAACTGGAGAAGCTACAGTGAACTGAGAAGGTCTAAACCCACCTGCGCCACCCCCACCACAACCATCATAAGTCCCAGTTGCTGCGCCCCCGCCACCTCCTCCACCAACGAACAAGTAATCAACTGAACCCGCTGCTGTAATGTTAAACGTGCCGTTTGAGGTAAATGTGTGTACTTTGTAATCACCATCTGTGGTCACTGTTCCACCTGTGGCTGCAACAAGACCCGCTGCAACTACACCTATGTTGCTCCACACGTTAGAACCAGCGGTAGCATTAGTACAAACATACATTTGACCAGAGGTCTTATTAACCCAGATGTGACCCAACCCAGATGTAGGGTTAGTGTTGGCAGCTGGATTTGATGTTGCTACCGTTGTGTCTGATAACCCCGAAAAAGTAGCAACTAAACCAGTTAAAGCTGCACCACTAATAGCAGGCAAAGCCCCTGTCAGCTGTGCTGCTGGTAGGTTAGTCAGATTGGCGGCGCTTCCGTTAGGTGCTAGCGTATTAGTTACATTAAAAGTCTTATATGCAACAATTTCTAAGATATCATTAACTGCTGCGCCCGTAGCCAGCACAACATTCGTCGCGTTCGTTGCCGTGTAGTCTGCGGCGGCTAGCTTGACGCCATTTAAGAAAACGTCAAGAAAACCCGGTTCGTAGCCTATTGTAGCAAAAGAAGTTTGGTTCGCCGTTGCTGTAAAAGCCTCCCGGGTTTGGGTGGCCTGTGGTACTGGTACTGTGCCTATGTATCCGGACATGATGTCCTCCTATGCTGCTTGGAATCGGTATCTAATAATACAAACACCTGATCCACCTGTTGAATTACCAGCACCAGCGCCACCGCCCGTGTTTGCACCACCTGCAGCACCAGTACCATAATTAACGGCACCACCGCCACCACCAGCGCCACCAGCACCAGCAGAATTGTTTCTGCCGTATCCACCGCCACCACCAGCTCTAGTTACAGAACTACCTGAGATAACGTAGGCTAGACCAGCGCCACCAGCGCCACCATTTGAACCCGAACCGCCAACTTGCCCAACAGCTCCTGCGCCACCGCCACCACCACCTTGAAAATTAGCCGATCCACCGCTAGCGCCGCCGTCATTACCTTGCCCAGAAACAGAGCCTGTTGTTCCAGTGTAAACACCGCCGCCAGAGCCGCCCGAAAGAGAACTGTAGGCATTGTCATATGTCCCCGGATATGACCCGCCTCGTCCACCGCCACTAGATGTTAAACTAAAGCCTGTTGAATTTGCTCCGGGTGCGCCCAAGGCCGAGCTAGAACCGCCGCCAGCGCCAATAACAATGCTATAAGACGTTTCACTTACAGAAACACTAGCTCCATTAGGGGTTTTGGGAGTTTCTGCGCCATAATACAATAAACCGCCTGCACCGCCGCCGCCTGCCCCGCCGTCCCCCGAGGATGTGGCGCCCGTCCCGCCGCCGCCTGCAATTAACAAAACCTCAACAGTCCCGATAGCCCCTACATTAAGTACAGTAAAAGTCCCAGAGGAGTTAAACGTATGTACTTTAAAGTCTCCAACAGTAGTAACTGCACCTCCAGTGGCTTCCATTTGACCGGGCTTGGTGCCAGACCCATCGCCTACGTTAGTCCAAACATTAGAACCTGCCGTGGCATTCGTTAAAACATACACGTTACCAGAAGTCTTATTAGCCCAGATGTGACCCACGCCAGACGAGGGATTGCTGTTTCCTAGAGGGTCAGACGTTGAGACAGTTGTGTCTGTCAGTTCAGAGAACTCACTTGCGCCTCCATTGGCGTTGTCTCTTGCCTTAGTCATCTACTACGTCCCATGATGTAGTACCCTCGTTCCAAGTGTAAACCTTACCGTCATCGGGGTACGCAGTTGGGGCTTCCCAGATGCAGCTACCGTTATTCAACGTCCAGCTTGGGTATGGCTGTGGTGCATAGAAAGCATCCCGTTCAGCATCGTATGTTGAGCCAATGCCAGCATAATTCTTGCGAAGAGGTGTTTCTCCGTTTGCATGAACACCGCCGTAGGTGTTGTAGGATGTTTGTATCCATTGACCTGCGCTGCTGTCCACGAATGTATCAAAGAAATCAGCCTCCGCCACAATTACTTGCTCTACCAAGCCGTTATTTACTTTTGCGTAATGCGCCATGCTTTATTCTCCTATTAAGTTAGATAGCGAATGATTAGGATACCAGAGGCGCCATTAGAACCAGCACTGACATTGGTGTTGTTGCCTGCGCCGCCGCCGCCAGTATTTACCTGTGCGTTAGCAGCAATGCCACTAGCAATTGAGCTTGCGCCGCCGCCATCGCCTCCGGGTGATGCACCGGGACCGCCTGCGCCTCCACCAGCGTAGTACCCTGAGTCTCCTGTTGACGTTGCGGTTGCCCATGCGGAGTAGTCCAAACCATTACCAGCCTCACCACCGTAAGTTCCACCGTTTGAGGCAGCTGCTCCAGCACCGCCGCCACCACCACCGCCAGCAGCTCCATTTGGGTTGTCACCACCCGCTTTACCTTGACCTGATGTTCCGTTGGCTCCTTCGCCACCAGCGCCGCCGCCGCCTCCAGAACCGCCGCTAGTACCATCAAAATCGTATGCTTGGGAATTTAAGGAACATCCTCCCCCTCCGCCGCCTACGGCAGCAGTAAGACTTGCAAAAGAAGAGTTTACTCCAAGGCCGCCCCCGCCATTATAACCCCCTCGTGTTACTCCACCTGCCCCAACGGTTATAGCATAAGACCCTGTGCTTATTGTTGTAGACGCTTGTATAAGACCACCAGCGCCGCCGCCGCCTCCGTAATAGCCATAGCCCCCGCCATTACCGCCACCGCCACCGCCACCAGCAACAATAAGATAATCGGCTGACCTATTTTGCCCGACAACTGCAAAGGTTCCAGAAGACGTAAAAGTATGATAAGTATAAGAACCAGAAGTTGTTTTAGTTCCGCCTGTGGTTTCAAAAGGCTCAATAGCCCCACTACCATCACCTACGTTAACCCAGACATTAGAATTAGCGGTCGCGGTTTTAAGGATATACATTTCACCAGAAGTCTTATTAGCCCAGATGTGACCCACGCCAGACGAGGGGTTAGTGTTGAGAGCAGGGTCAGACGTTGAGACAGTTGTGTCTGATAACCCAGAAAAAGTAGCAACTAATCCTGTAAGATTTGCACCAGAGATTGCAGGTAAAGCCCCTGTCAGCTTGGCTGCGTTAAGACTGCTTGCGGGTTTTAGAAACGCAGCATCTGCCTCTGTCCGAGTGTAAGCGTCTGCCACTTGAAAACTAGGGTTGCTTATTAATACTACTTGGTCCCCGTTTATTGCTGCATTAGTAAGGGTGACTACAACGCCATTTGCTGAGTAGTCAGTATTTTGAACTAGGCGGATGCCGTTGTGGAACACTTGGAGTGACAGAAGGTCATGCGCAAAGCTAAATGCAGTGGTGCTTGTAGTTACGGCGAAAACTTCTTTGCTTTGAGCTTGAGCAGTTATTCCAGCGTTTACTGGTCCAGTGTACCCAGCCATTAGATTATCTCCTCTGCTATTAAGTCTACTGTTGATCCACTGTCTGTTGTTACAAAAGTGTATGTCACTTTATCGTTATGTGATGTAGAGCTAGGTGTGCCAGAAACTTCTGCTGGCATAGTTACGGTTGTGGCAGCGCCTATTTCGTACTGAAATACAGTGTCGTTGGCACTACCTATAACGAACATCCTACAACCATCAGCCCTAATGAACATCCCTGAAGGGGAATTTTCTTGACCACCCACAGAGAAGCTATGTACGTAAGTGGCTGTAGTAACATTCCAAGCTGTACTTAGGGTGTACTCAAAGACAGCTTTACCAGAGTCGCCCAACACGTACATCTTAGTACCCGTGGTGTTAAGGGATACGTTGTGTGGGCCACCTTCTTGAGCAGATATAGAGAACGCCTGCGAGTAGACCGCTGTGGTAACATTCCAAGCTGTGCCTAAGTTGTACTCTAATACGTTGTCACTGACAGACCCCATAAGATACATCTTAGTTCCATCAGGCTTGAAGAACAGGCCCTCTGGCCGTGTTTCTTCACTCCCTGTCGTAAAGCGTGATGTGTAAGTAGCTGAAGCGACATCCCAAGCTGTGCTTAAGGTGTACTGGTGAACTCTCCCTGAGAGGTAGTTACCTGAGATGTACATCGTTAGTCCATCTGGTTTGAAGAATAAACCTCTTACGCTAGTCTCTTGAGCGGAAAAGTTTGGCGAGGCGGTGCTAAAAACAGCACTAGTAACGTCCCAAGCTATAATTAGGTTATACTCAAAAACCTTATCATCCGCATCATCCGCAATGTACATCTTAGTGCCATCTGGTTTGAAGAACACTTCTTCGGGGGCGGTTGCCTTAGCTGTAACGCTAATCCCATTCGTGTAAACAGAAGCAGTCACGTTCCCAGCATCTAAGTTAGGTGTCACACAGCTGTATCTCCAATTAGCTGTTGTTGGGACACTTGTAAAATTAACCGAAGTATTAGCAGTTAAGCTCTCACTATCGAAGTAGTTATTTGCGCCTACATTTAAAGATGCGGAATTAGTCACTGCTATCGTATTACCCATAGCATTCCCATGAACGGTACAGTAATAGCTCAAAGCCACTGGAGCATTAGCTGCAACAGTGAGTGTAACTTTAGCACCTGCCTGCCCCGGAGTTCCAGTAACCACAACCCCTGTGGAGTACGAGCTACCTGCAGCGTCTTTAAAACGTAGTGGGTGTCCAGTGTTTGAGCTATTAGACAGATCAAAGATGTAGATGTATGTTCGAGATAATGTTAATTTAGGGTATGCTACCCCGTCAATAAAATACCTATTAGCCCCACCAGAAGATGCAACGGTTACAGCGTAAGTTGTAGTAACCGCATCGCCCGGACCTATGGCAGTTGTTTGTGGGTTAAAAGGTGAAGGTACACCAATTTGAGAAATGACAACTAAGTCTGATTGTTTACTCATTAGGTCTGCTCCAGTACGCTTACAATAACATCGCATGAAGAGGCAGTATCCGAAGTAACAATAACTGTGTCAGCTGCTTCCAAAATAACCTTACCATCTAGGACGGACAAAGCTGAACCTGTTGGGATTGCTACGTTCTTAACAAGATAAACGCCAGCTGTTTGAACATCTACCCTAATTTGAGAAGAAGTTTTATTTGCTAAGTTACAACCAATCATTACCGAAGTAGTGGAACCGGGTACTGTGTAAGTCGTTGTTGCACCCGTTCCTACGGAAGATGATGTGTAGTTCTTGAACGTGTTTGCCATTTTTTATCCTAACGCAATTGCGAGGGCCAAAGCATTACTTTCGGCGGCTGCTGCTGTTGTATAACCCGCTAAGGCATGATCGCCCCAACCATATGCCGTATCTGCGTTTGTGCCTTGGGCGGCTGTTGCGTAATCTGTCTGATTAAATGCTTTTACTTGAGAAAGGTTTGTAATCTCGCTATCCATCAAAGCGCCAGCGGCGGTTACATTAGCCGATCCAGTAACGTCTGCGTTTGTTGAAATAGTATCTAGTTTAGTACCGTCTGTCGAAACATTACGACTATCAAATGTTGAGTTAGTTGTAATAGCGCCTGTCATTGCGCCGCCAGAAAGCTCTAACTTATCATTATTTAAATTGTTAAAGTTGGCATCAACTTCATTGTGGGTTAATGACGAACCCTTACCAGATCGTGTTACAATGGTTGCCATGCGTCACCTTAATCTAAAGTTATATCAATATCGCCAGCCGGGATACGAAGAATGTCAGCAGTGTCGATTGTTTTAGGTGTAGCCAAGGCCGCGTAAGCAATCTGAGTGCCATTGGTTGAAGCATCAAATATTGCAATGTAAGAGATTGTACCCCAAGAGCCTGTTGCAGCTGGAAACTCAATAATATTGCTAGTAGTTCCAGTGTTTCCACTTACAGTGAATGTGGCAGACTTTCTGACATATCCATTTCCAGAAATTTCTGTTCCACCCTGCCCCTCCCCGGGATTAGATGTAAATAATCCAACATACCATGCTGTGGGGCGGGTAACTGAAGAAGCAGTAAAAGCGTAATTCAGAATGTGTGTTTCATATGTATTGGAAAAGCTCACGATAGCCCCCTGATTTTTAAGCGGCGGCCCGAGCCACCAGATTTAACTGCTTCACTTTCAACATTTATAGCATCAATTGCACTTTGGTGCAACGCAGCCCAAACTGGCAAACGACCATCATCCCCAAGATAAGGTGCAGAATGGATTAAAGAGCCATAAAGATATGCATCTTGAAAATTAGACAAAAGCCAATTGGATGTATTGGTATCACTTAACCTATCAATTTTGCTATAGTAATAAAGTTCCGTAGGGTACGCCTCAGCTGGAGTTGGAAAAAGTTCTATTTCTCCAGCGGTAAGTGCATAGAATAATGGAAGTCCAGAGACATTAGCACTTTTCGATCTTCGGTCAAGAATTTCCCCTTGGCTTATTAGATCAAGTGAGGAAGTCTTATTACTAGTTATACCGAACCTAATAATTTGTAAAAAATCATCTGGGACTTCGTTATATCTTGAGTTTAAATTTGCGCTACTGCGCTTTTCTTGACGCCAATGACGAACAGCACGGTTCATGTTATCTTCCGCCATTGAAATCCATGTGGGTATAATTGCTGCGCTATCGTCCCTGTTAATAAACAAAGCGATTGTAGATTGCAATTCTGCGTATGTTGCTATTGTCATTACTGTAACAATCCTTGCCTTTGTTGCTCTTCATTAGCACGTTTCTGCACTTCTTGTAAGGTTAGTAAGCCAGCTGGGGCAATCCCTACAGCCGCTGATAAGTTTTTTAGGTGACGAAACTCTGGGTCAAAACGGGCAAATTTAGAGCGAATTTTGCGTGGGTCACCCACGTTAATAACGTCTGATGGTAATTGAGATTGTGCAAGCCTTTCATCGGCCATTTCACTAGTTTCACCAAGATATTGTTTAATATTTGGGCCGGGGTCAACAACGTCCTCAAATATTACACCGGGCAAACGCTGCTCTCCAGAACGAGAAACAATCTCATCGGTACTCATTCGGTTTGATTGCGCGTCATTCTTGAGATAACCAAGTTCATCAGGAAGACCACTTAACGGAATATGACTGTAAAATTCTCCACCTGCCTGCACCACGGGGAAGTCAGAGCCGCCGCGCACCAAAACTGGATAAATAATGCCGCCATCTCTGCCAACATAACTGTCGGCAACAGCAGGGCTGTCGCTTAGGAATGCTCCTCTTGTGCTTCTGTCAAAGCCCGAAAAATCAAGATTTGACCCGTGAAAATAGTCTCCAAGATTTTCTTGTTCAGACGCCCTAGCCATTCGCGCCTCTTGGCTCATATCGAGTGGCGTATTAGCAAACATATACTGATCATCAGCCGCAGCCATCATTTGCTCAGTGACTTCATCTGATCTACCAGCGGCGCGTAATTCTAATATATCTTTTGCAATTTGTTCCGCGTTATTTTTAGCATCGGGCAAAAGTCTAGTTGTTGAGGTTAGCTTTTTTTGCATATCTGGCGACACAAGGTTTACTGAAGACATATCATCAATCGCCGCAAATACATCGTCAAGCGTTGCGTTGGGCTGGCCAACGGGACGCCGACCAAGCCGATATGCAGTTGTTGCAGCGGCTTTAGATGAAACCTGACCCCCCATCATTGGAAAATCTTTCATAACTTGCGCCTGCAAATTTTGGCCTAAACCTTTGCCGCGTGACTCATCTGGGACCACAAGATCAAGCACGGAAGCGCTACCGTCTGGGCGAACAACAACCTCCATCGTTGATTTGCTTTTGGGGTCAGTATAGCGAACCCGCTCTGAACCTTCGCCAAAAATCCCAGAGGCGTCTTTTCGGGTTACATCAAAGTCACCTTTCGGCTTGAACCGCACATTACCCAACAGCGAACCCATAGCATCCGGGTCAACCTCAACACGCTTGACCGTATCAAGCAAACCTTGCGCACCAGCCTTCACAGCTTTTGCAGCTGCATCGCCAACGCCGGGTATCAAACCAAGAACAGCCGTTCCACCCAACAATCCAACCAAACCCCAATTAGGGCTATCTGAAGTTGCTTCTTCCCAAAGCTCCTTTACAGCCATTGCGTCACCAAGTATTGGCGTCATCTCAGCTGCAAATCGGGCTGCATCCGCACCAGTAAAGTCACGTTCGCCATTTCGGCGCATTTCGGCGCGTTTAGCAAAATATGCTTCGCGTTCTGAGGCGCGGCGCGAAAGGTATTCGTCACGACTTGGTGAATCAAGCAATCCAGCCATCAAACAATCCCTTTATTGTCCACGCAAACGCATTTCATTCTTGTGAGCTGCTGAGTTTCTGTACCCAAACCGACCATCATTTATAAGACGCGGCCTAATGCTATCTTCAAGAGCTTCTTCGTTGCTTTTAGTTGAATACGGCATGTTGTTCCAAATTTGCAATAGACTTGCAGGGCTGTCATCAGCAAGGGTTCCGTCTGGCTTATATTGCTGGCTATAAACTTGTTCTTCATATTTACGAACATCAGCGGGATTTTCAACTCTGCCACCGCCTTTACCGCCAAAAGCGTTTACTACTCTGCCACCCGCTTTATAAACTTGGCCCAACAAACTTTTTTCCATAAAATTCGTTACAGTATCATTAAGAATACCCATGTAAATCTCCTTGGTTATTGAGAATATAACACAGGTTCAATTGTTATGCGATACCTTTAAGGTTTCTGCGTATTGGTTCACCCCAATCAGTCTGTTTTTGATACCCGACAGCCATATACCTAAAACTGTCAGCAGCGTGTGAAGTCCAATCGTGAAGCGGCCTTCCCCGCCATGTTTTGAGTTTTTCATCAAATTCTCTGCGATATTGGCGAAGTGCTTCAACACCTCTGTCGCATTTTTTAATGTCAAACCAGCATCGAGAGATCATTGTTCTAACAGACTGAATGCCATCTTCTACAGCAAGCATAGGTGCAATTGTAATGTTTTTTATGCCCAGCGCATCTAGGGTTTCCAAGCGACTTTTACCCGTTCCAAGTTCTTTAACTCTCACATCATGCGGTAAAATATGTTCAGAATAAGCATATCCTTTTTCGTTTAGAACTTTTGCATAATGATCTAAGCCAACTCCACTGTTTTCGTAATAATCTATTACTCGCACCTCTTGGCCAACAAACTGTGCAAACCAAATGGCAGTGCTATCACCAATGCCCAAATCCCAAGAGGTTATTACACTAGCCCCGGGATCATATGGAACATTAGTTACTCTTTCGTCAGAAGTTGCCGTTTTCATTTCTTGAGCATAAAAAGAACCTTGAATAGCGGCCTCAAAACTGCACTCAAATTCTTGTTCAAACCTATCTGGCCCCATTGCCCTTTTAGCTTCTTCAAGTTCTTCAGCGTCTAATATACCTGTTTCAGATGATTTAAAAATATCGCAATACCAATCAGGATGCGATTTTGCGTAATGGTATGTGTCCCAAAACTCATTTTTTCCTTTTGGCGTCCCTATAAATGTAGCGCGTCCCTTTCGATCAGCCAAAGCAGGCCGTATTACAGTGGGCCAAGCAGATACTGGAAAGTCAGCGGGTTCATCCAAAACAACGCTGTCAAAATAGAGGCCACGCATAGCGTCATAGTTATCCGCACCAAACAGTCGGACCCTAGCACCGTTGGCAAAATCTACACGCAATTCAGCAATATTAATTTCAACGCCTTCAATGTCTTTGGTATATTCTTTTAGGTAATCCCAAACGATTGCTTTGGCTTGCCGATAGTACGGGGCAATATAAGCGCAACGAACATTTTCGCGCTGTATTGTTAAAGCATCGCGGATTAAGTCATTAATAGCCGCTACTGTCTTGCCAAAGCGCCTGTGAGCCACAATTACCGCCCAACGCTGCTTCCGTGCATGATACGCCTTTACATGCTTTCTAGGTCTGTACTTAATTGTCTTGGTCGGCATCGCTTAACCACTTGTAGGTAATAACGTGTTCGCCACCATCTCCAGAACCATTGATTTGCATTGGAAGAACTTTGCCCATCAAAGTCATAAACCCGTTGGGGTTTTCGGTTGCTTGAAATTCAAGGTAGGAAACCATTCCAGCATTACCCATAGAGTTGCCAGCTTTCTCAGCAGCCAAAAGTATTGCGTCTTTAAGAAGTGTTGTGTTTTTGTTTGGAACGCCTTTTTTTCTGCCTTTACCGCGATTGCCAGCAGATTTTTTTTCCGTAGATGTCCCTACTTTTGGGGATTTTATGTCTTCATTCATAGTTACGTCCTATAAAGGGTGCGTCTAAATTAAAAAAGCTGGCAGAAAAATAAGAGGCTCCGTCTTATCTCTCTGCCAGATAGTTAATGGCTGACCCACAGGAAGGGGTCTACCGAGCAGACTGCAAAAGCAGCAATTAAATTTAACCATAAAGCTCATCTCTTTGCAAGGATGCTGTTCTTTGGTAAGGATGCAAATCATTTTCGCTTACCAGACCAGTAGCTAAAATCTCTTTTAATTTATTGCCGCTCAACCATGTGTCACATACAGAAAAACCACCTTGAATGCGTTTTGCATTAATCTTTGCTGGTGAAAGTGACCACTCGCTCTCACCCATATGGTTAGCGAACACTGGCCGAGCCTTTATGATTTGTGATGCAGCCTTGGACAATTCTTTGGCAGTCGGCCATGTTCTTGTCTCTAAATTACCTAGCACAGCCTCTTCAAAGTTCTCAAACCAATCATTTAGACCTTGAGTTGGCGCTACACGGTTAATGCACTTAGCTAGGAATGTTGCTTCATCCTTGATTGCCTGTGCTTGTCCTGTCAACGCACGAGGCGGGTTTAGGCGGCTCAGAAGTTTTAGTGTCAGTTGTTGAATTTGTTCATCACGCATTTGGTTTCACCATTTCTGCAAATATTTTTTGTACCAGATTATTCTGGTCTTGTTCGCTGTCTGCTTGTGCGAATACTTCATCATCCCATCTTTCTTGATTTAACCATGTAGCTGGGTGTGGAATAAACTTTTTTTCTTTACCCTCTACACTAGCCGCAAATAAAGCAGCTTGAGAAATAATAACGTCAGCATCAACTCCCTTGCAAGCCTTTCTCCACGATACCTTTGCAGCACCCCTTGCTGTCTTTCTTGGATATGAAGCATAAAAATCATCAAACTTAGTATCTAAATCCTTATTTGATTGAGCTAATATACTTGGTTTAGTTCCAAGGTTATTAGTTACAAGGTTCATAGGCGGATTTTGCCCATCCCCACAGTCAGATTTTGCCCCACCCATAGGCGGATTTTGCCCATCGTTAAATAACTCAACATCATTAAGGCAAAGCGAATATTGATTTGATGACTTCCCCCCCTCTGGACGAACTCGAGAAAAGCGCTTTATCAAGCCAACTTGCTCTAAGTAACGAAGATGATTTTTGACTGAAGTTGCAGACATCTCAGAGACATAAGCAAGCCTGTTGATGCTGGGGTAGCATTTACCTGTTTCACCATTGTGATGGTCGGCAATCCAATACAAAACAATCTTAGCCGCAGGCGGAAGACCTTTCTGTTTCATAGCCAATGCAGTCATATAGTGAGACATCAGGCTTCCTTTTCAAAATAATCAGACACCTTTTTAACAGTATCATATTCCATTTTAGCCATACTATTCAAGAACTTATATATGGTTGGGCGAGAAAGTCCAGTATCTCTTGAAACCTTACTCATGTTTACATCATTAAGTTTTTCACGAATTTCATCTAGGGTTAACATTTTAATCTCCATAACTTATTTGCAATACACCCTTTACGCCTCTTAATAAAAAGTGTAAACCCTGTAATGCAGATTACAAAGGACATGCAAAATGACTATTTCAGATAAAGAAAAATTAATTAGCGAAATGTATTCAATGCTTAATAAACATTGGATGGAAAATTTAAATCAATTTGAAGCTAAAGCTATTAATTATGAAGAATATCAAAAAACTAGTTTTCCTCCCAGCGCAATCCAAAAATTAACTACAGTTATTCGCAATTTTGAAGGATTAAATTATTATGACTGATACTAAAAAATTCCACGATGCAATGGAACTTGTAAGCGAACTTAACAAAGCACACGGCGTTACCATGAAAGGTGGAAAGTCTTACACCGAAGTCTCTACCAGAATTGAAGCGTTCCGTATCACTTTTGGCGGCACTTACGGAATAGAAACTGAATTGGTTTATAACGACCAAGAAACTGTAGTGGTTCGTGCCATAATCAAAGACAAAGACAGTTTTATTGTTGGGTCGGGTTTAGCGGAAGAAATTCGCGGTTCGTCCTACATTACTAAGACTTCAGCTTTAGAGGTGTGTGAAACTTCCGCTATCGGTCGCGCCTTAGCTTCTCTTGGCTTGCACGGCGGCACATACGCCTCTGCAAATGAAATGGTTGGCGTTGAGCGCAAGAATGAAACAATTGCAACAGCGCCAAGGCCAGCAATGCAACTTACATCAGAAGACCGCATTCAAGCAGTTGTTGATTTTTACAGTAACGGATGTAGTGAAGCATCTTTTCAAAAGTTTGAACCAAAATATAACAAAACACTTAACACAATTGGTCTTTCTGAAGAGGATTTTACTAGAATGGTTGAAGCACATGATGACCGAAAAAAGGAATTAGAAATATGAAATCAATTACAATTGCTGGGCGTCTTACCAAAGAAAGTGAAATTAAAAAGGGGGGTGTGGACCAAACTCAGTTTGTTACATTCGCAGTCGCAGTAGATGATGGCTACGGACCAAATAAAACAACTATGTTTTTTGATTGCTCTTATTTTGGCAAACGTGCTGTTGGTGTCCAGCCTTACTTAAAAAAAGGTACAAGTTTGACGGTAAGCGGAGAGCTTACTCAACGTGATTATAACGGCAAAACGTATTTGGGCGTAAGGGTTAATGATTTAACCTTACAAGGCGGTAAAGTGGCCCCCAGCGCCCCTAAGACCCCATCATCTACACAAGTTGAACTTGCAGATTTAGATGATGAAATACCGTTTTGACAAAAATGTCTAAAATTCAAGTTGAGTTGAGGGATGGGAAATTAATTCCTGTCTCTCAACATGACGCAGAAAGGTTAGAAGAATGTAAATCTAACCAACTTTTTAATTTATCAGTTACTGGAACAAGATCAAACCCACACCACAATTTGTACTGGTCAATCCTTAAAACGGCAGTCGAAAGCACTGGAATGTGGCCAACATCAAAACACCTACATCACGAACTTAAATTAGTTTGCGGCTATTACAAAACCAGTATATCACCCCTCAGTTATAGTATTGTTCGCCATGTTGACAGCACCGAGTTTAGCGCCATGACTCAAACAGAGTTTATGATCTATTTTGAATTAGCAATGAGTAAATTAAGTGAGGCGGTTGGTTATGACCCAATTACAAAATAAAAATTTAAATATTGATTGGTCTAACCCCAAAACACCCAAAGCAAAAAAAGACCCAAAGTTTTTATCAAAACTGCATGAAATGGATTGCTGCATATGCAAAGCTTTTAACTTGCCACAATCCTCTCCAACTCAAGCACACCACATTATACACGACAGATTTAGTGGAAAGAAAACAGCAGACAACCTAGCTATTCCATTGTGTGAGGGACATCATCAAGGGCTGTGGGATAGCAGTAAATTGGCAATCCATCAAAGTCCAAAAGAATGGAGAGATTTATATGGACCTGATTGGTCCTATTCCCAGGAAATTGATATATAAAGCACTGGACCTCGGTCTGGGTGGCAAAAAGTTTTAATTGCTTTTAGGCTAACCACTTGCTTGTCATCCAATATGACGCCTTGTGGCCCCGAAATACCATCCAAAGCAGCTTTTACAATATTATCTATATCCGGTTTGGCTATTGGATAAATTAAACCGTATTCGGCTTTTTCGGATTTTTTTTGTGACCAAGATTTAGGAATACTCATAAAAGCTACAATCGACACTTTAACAGCTGAAGTTGTTGGACTTAGGTTGTGTCTTTTCATTTGTGTTGCACAAGCGGATTTTATGATGTTCTCGTAGTCTCTTGTTTTTTGAGGCGTGTAGACGTGACCAAATCGGCTCATACGAGGTCTGGCTTTTCCTTGAGGTTGTCCCTCTGCTTCAATCTCAACATGGTACATAATTTATTAATAGTTTTTTTTAAAAAAAGTGTAAAGCCCCATTGCAATAGTGTAAAATATAGTTTACACAAGTTATAGAAACATAAACATTAGAAAGGACTATCCCAATGGCACAGTTTAAATCGAGCCACAGTAATTTTTCAAACATTGAAAAAAACACTTTATTAGAGGTGATGTCTCAATTGAGAATATCCAGCCCAACTTTAAAATTTCATTACATCCCTAATACTGGAAAAGTATGGAGTGAAGCTGGCGGCGCTAATTTGGTTGTAGGTACTATTGAGGGAATTTCATAATGGCAAAATTTTACAAAATTTATGGATATGATCGCATGATGATGGAAGATTATATTCTTCCTGAAAAATATAAAACACAGAGCGAAGCCAAAGCCGCTTGCAGAGTTGACGAATACGTAAAAGAAGAAAAGGGCAAAAAAATGGCACTTGATGATAAAAAATTTGTAATGGATACAACAATGATTGAAGCATCTGTTGACCAAGGAATAGACCTTTCCGACCTTAAAGTTGTTTATCAGAAAGCAAAGGGTGCTTGGTTTGTAGCCAGAATTAGCACTGGTCGTGGAATAGCAAGAGTTCTTGACAGCGAATTTTAATAACTAAAGGGGCTTCGGCCCCCACCCGATTAAAAAGGGACCCCCCTAATTAAAAAGGGACCCCCTCTCTTAAAAAGGAATATAAAATGACAAAGAAACAGCAAATGGATCAATATCTGGTTACGTCTAGCGGCACGATTGTTCGCCCAGACCTTGGCATTACGCGCCACTTTAATCATTTGCCAGTAGGCGAAGACATGCCAAACACGCTGTCAGAAGCCGCAAAATTGGTTTATGCAGAGTGCTCTGAAGACAGTAGCATCCGGGTTCTGCGTTTAAATTTTTTAGATCTAAGTTTTACTGACGTTACAGTTGATGTGGCAAAATTTGTGGCCCTAAATTTATTTGATCGCCAGAACGAAGACGAAAACGCACCTGAGTGGTTTAAACCGATTATAGCCGATTGGTATAATTTAACCGATAAAACAAATATTTGTTGACCTACCCCCACAACCAAATAGGAAATAAACATGGAAACTCAGACAAAACAAATTTTGCAATGGATGAGAAAAAATCCAATTACGCCTATGGAAGCATTGCAATTTATTGGATCATTTCGCTTGGCAGCACGGATTAAAGAACTAAGAGAAGAAGGCCACGAAATTCACACCGAAATGGTTTTTATGGATGAAAGCAGCACTCGATTTGCATCATATATTTTAATTAAAGAAAAAAAGAAATTATATGATGAAAAATAATCTTAACAATGAAGGCAGCGTAATGAAAAATTTAGACCCGTTAATAAATCATCAAAGAAAATTAGCTATTGCATATAGAAAAGAAGCTAGTTTCCAAAGATTTTTAAAAGCGGCAAAAGCTGCGGAAAGAATTAATAAACAATTAAAAAACTATAAGGTGTCAAATGGCCGTTAATATTAATGATAAACAAATTGCTGCTTTAGTTCGTTGTGCTGAAGCAGGTTTAAATCAAAAACAAACAGCAGAAGCAATATCTTTATCACAAACTACAGTACACCGTGCATCTGTTGAATATGGCATAAAATTTTACACATATAGATTGGAACGGGATGGAAAACGAAAGTCTATTGTCAATCGCCGCAAAGAGGCAGCACCGATTGTTGCAGTTGATGCTCGAAGACAGCCGCAAAAAAAGCAGATACAATCTATCAATGGATGTGGAAGCGGTCTTAGCACTTTGCAGTTTAATCGTAAAAGAATTAGACAAGAAAAAGCTTTAGAAAATTTAGAAAATGCTACAACAATTGAAGAAAAAAAAGAAATATCATATGGCTGGAATATTCTTGAACACGAAATAGAAATGGCACGTTTAGGAAAACGTCCAAATCTTCCAATGGATTTGCGTCAAGAAATAACGCATGACGCAAAAGAAGCCCAACAGCAAAAAATTAGAATTGCAGCCGAAAACAAACGGAAAATAATTCTAAGCTGTTTTTCTGAAAAAGAAAGATTAACAGCAGCAGACATTTCTCAAAAACTAAAAATAGATGGAATTGAATTAACTGTACAAACCATAAGCTCTTTTATGGATGGCATGGCAAAAATGGGGAGGCTTGATAGATACCGAAACGCTTTTACTAAAAAAGGTAAAAATTACTGGTATTATTTTTTACCACAATAAATAGTAACTAAATTTTTTAAAAATTTGTGTGGGTGGCAGCTTACGATGTTGGCACATTTGGTAGCGCGTAACCAATAAACAACCAGACCCCCAAGGTTTAGACTGTTGAGATTACACCACCCACACGAATTTTTTATACTGGCCTAGATGCCATAGCAAGAGCCGTATCAAGAGTTTCTTTATTTCTTCTAGTCCAGCCTTTGCCAAAAGTTTCAAAAGTTTTCAAACCTTCATAGAATTTTTGGCGAGTGAGGTATACAGACTCAATAATTCTGTCTGGGTCTAAATCAGCAACAGACTGCAAAGTCATAGGGCCAATGGCTCCATCTTGCGTGGCACCAACGGCTCGTTGAATAGCCTTGGCTGGTCTACCACTGCCAGAATTTACAGCCCAATCAAAAGCGCACCAATCAACACCAGAAGGTAAATCGTCACCGCGCACCTTATCCCAATAATTTTTTTTGTAGATCGGGGCAACATCTTCAGGAGTTAGCGCCCTCATATCATCCTCAGTGCTTTCCGCACCAATCCATTCATCATAGACAGCCTTGGTTACTCCCAAGTTAGTCATTCCGCCCGGGTCTTTTGGATGATTTACAAAACCACCTTCGTGTTTGAGCAGCATACTTAAACATGCGTCAAAGTTCTGTTTCATTTGTTCGCTCCCATAAATTTAGATACACTGCGTTGCCCAAACCAAAATGCGATGATAGCAGAAAAGAGTGCTTGGGTTTCATTGTCAAACATTAGTGGAACTGCGTCTTTCCAGTTGCCGCCTTCCTCCATCGCTTTCAAAAGGATGACAGCTTTGACGGATAGGAATAAGCCAAAAAACAAGTAAGTGATAATTGGCCGTACAGATGCGGATAGTCCTGCGGCAAAGCCGCGAGTAGGGTTAGCAAATTCATACAAAGCCTTTGTTTCTGCAATCTCAGCTTGCTTGTCTAACTTTTGAATTTCGTGTGTGACGCCAAGGGCCGCGAGTTCGCCCCGCATTTTAAGTTCTTCAAGACGGTTTTTGTGGTCTTGTTTTTTCTGGAAGAAACCTAACACTTGCGGAAGAAAGGACGTTCCGAAACCGAGCGCACTGCCTAATAAAGCAATCATTACTTTTTACCTCCCATCTTAGAAAATCCAAAAAACGACCCCACGAGGGCGGATGCAGATATAAAATATACACCAGAAATGCTGGAAAGAGAGTTCATCGCTTGATCTAAACCCATAACAGCGCACAAGATTATCGCGAATGGAAACAGCAACATGCCACTTAGCGCGAACCAAGTCATTTTACGTTGGGCATCTCGCTGGGCATCCTCATCATCTAGCAAACGCCTCCTGTCCTCTAAGTCTATTGTTCTGTTTAGCGCGTCCCATTCTGACTTCTCTATGGCCCCGCTACCGTTGGCATCAACCTCTTTAAATTCAGTCATATAAATCTCCTAATCAGACAAAGGGTTGTCTAAAGCTCTTTGTAGTTTTGACATCAGACGTTCTTCTAATTCTTTCATGTCGGCGGCTTGGCTACTTCTAACACGTTCTTTCTGGTTTTCAAAACGAACTTCAGCCGCATCTATAAGTATACGAATGTCAGATACAGCTTCCTTAATTAGCCGTCTAACGTCTGCTTCGCTTTCTCGAATTGAAACATCCACACTATCTTCGATTAGTCTTACTAAATCGTCCATCCTGTCAACTTGTTGTTCAATGCGTAAAATATCGTCCGATAAGCCGTTTTTAATCGCCCGAGAATACTCCACACCTTCCTCAACCTTCTCAGAAACCCCCTGCATTCGGGCGTCCATAATATCCATTTGTTTTTGATACGCAGTAATATCAAGGCCAGCGACCTCTTCAATCTTCTGGTACAAAACAAAGCCGCCGTAGAGGCCACCGACAATAGTGCTGATGAAAGCTAAGATTGCGAAGACAGAGGCAAACGTAAATTTAAACCCTCCAGCCTTGATCTCACGATCAGCAAGCCCATCAATATTGTCAGCAACTTTAGTGAGATCAGTCATTAGTTCTCAAACTCCAGTTCGCCGTCACTATTCTCGCCTGTTT